ATCGTCGGAATGTCTCCTTTAACCCGCCAGCGCACCTGACCATAGTAGTCCACGTTGCGATAAACCTCCCAAATCTGAGAATTTATCACCAGATGCTTCTGGGAGATGTAGTTCTTGCCAATAGATGGCTTCAGGCCAGCAGCCGAAACTAACTCCTTCCATCTTGGATAGGAGTCCTTTCCGGGGACCCACAACAGAACATCATCTCCATTAATGAGCATAGGGCATGACTGAAGCGGTATCTTCCGCCCCGTTTCCTGCTCAAGGAAGTATCTGTTTACGGCCGCATTAACAAGGCACAAGACAGGGAAAGATGTTGGACTCCCCATCAATTGTCCCCATTTCTGCGGGAGAGCTTCACGATCATCGAAGCTCCCTGACCACTCAATCAGATGGTGACTGAGGCTATCAATGAGCACAGCCCGGTCCTCGACTGGGATGTGTAGTGCCGCTGCCATCGCTTCCACGGCGACATTCGACAGTTCCGGAATAAAATTATCCGTTGCTGACTCATAATCTCCGCTAACCCAGAATCCTGTTTCCGGATGATCAAACTGGGCCGACTTATCAAGCAGCTCTTCGATATGCTGCTGATTCGCCGGTCCCATGGTCAAACGGAAAGGATGATTCCGGGCCAAGCTCCGATGGAGACGAGGTTGATATTGCCGCGCTATATGATAACGCACGGCACAACCCCGAGTGATTACTCTCACCTTAAAAGGTTCGCAGAGCCCCACCGGACCGCAAGGTATTAACTCACGGGAATTCCGCGCCACTACACCCAATAACTTCTGGAAATCCTCCCAGCCGTCATCAGGTACTCTCACCTCCACCACTTGTGTTCGGTATCTCATGTACTTGAAGAGATAACCGTCAGCGGGAGTTAGACCTATCCCCTGACACAAGTATCCGAAAGCACCTCCTTTTCCCCTAGGATTTTGAACACAACTGCCAAATGTGGGACATTTTCCGGTTACTTTCACACCTGTGAATCCGGAACATGCCTCACGGGCAGTACGACGCACTTCATCAATGAGTGTGTCCAAAATTGGTGCCTCCAACAGATCTGTCTGCTCGGTCGTCACGAGTTTGAAGTGCTTGTCTAAGGCACTCTCAATAAATCGATCATCAACGGGGTTGGAACCCCTTTTAGCCGAGTACAGATCATACGCCAATCGCACAACCTTCCGCTTCGTCGCTCCGGACGAGATCCTTTGCTTCAAGGCATGGCCCAGACCACCTCCAAAGAGGTAATCTGGTCTATCCCCCGTGATCAAAGGTAT